AGCTGTGGCCGTCAACGCTGGCGTGGTCACGGCCAAGCTGCAACAGATGGCGTCCGGGTTCGTCTACGGCGACTCGACCGTCTGGTTTGACACGTCCAAGTTTGACGCCCTAGACGACCTGCTGGCCGAGAACCAACACGCCAACACCATCATCGCGTACACCTACAAGGAAGAGTTGGCCGAACTCAAGCGCCGCTACCCTCGCGCCGTGACGCTGGACGAGCCAGACGCCATTGAACGCTGGAACGCTGGCAAGGTCGAACTGCTGCTGGCCCATCCTAAGTCGGCAGGCCACGGCCTGAACCTGCAACATGGCGGCAGCAAGATCATCTTTTTGTCGTTGCCTTGGTCGCTGGAACTGTACGAGCAGACCATCGGGCGCCTGCACCGCAGCGGCCAGCGGCACGATGTGTGGTGTTACGTCATGGTGGCGAACAAGACCGTAGACGAAAAGATATGGGCGGCGCTCCATGACAAACGCGCCATTTCTGACATCGCACTGGAGGCACTGAAGTGAACCGAATCACACAACTGAAGGCAAGGCTTAAAGTAGCGCAAGCCGAACTTTTGATCCGCACCCGGACGCACAACAGCGCGTCGCGGGCTTACAACAAGGTGGTGGCGCACATTGCCGAACTGGAGAAAAGAATTGATAACTTGGCGAAAATTTCATCAGGAAGCTAACGAGTACGGCGAGGAGCAACTGCTGGCTATGTTGGAAGAAGAGAAGACGGTACATAAGCGCGTGAAGATGCTAGAGCGCATCCACCAACGCTACTGCACCTTACGCGCCAGCCGGGAACGGATGGAGATACTAAAAGAAGGAAAACGACCATGACCCTAATGCAACAATTTAAGAGGATGAGTAGGCGGCTTACGCCAGTCGAGATGGCAGCTACTGAACTTGCAGAGGCTGAACTGCACCGCTTGGAAGCCCACAGTGCGGTGGAGTACGCCACCAGTGTGGTCAGCTACGAAGACGCTAGGATTAAGCGCCTGCGGAAGTTCTTGGCTGATGCGGAGAAGGCAGTATGACTGCTATCCCATCAAAGTATTTTGGTATTGGGCCGTACCGGGCTGAACAGATTGGGCCAGTTTGGTGGGCTGTGATGAATCGGCACGGCATCAACTGTTTGAATTTTCTGGAAAAACCTGGTGCTGTTGTGGCGACTGAGCCACACGCCAAACGGATAGCAGATGAGTGGAACGCCAGAACAGAACCATTCCCCGAACGCATTGAAACCTATGTTGCGCCAGTGACCATTCCGATGACCGACGCCGAGATGGCGGCCTATGTGTTAAGCCGCCGGTATAACTGGGAGACTAAACGATGGGCATGAACGTCTGGCCCTTCCCCACTGAATTGCCACCAGCCGTGCCAATGGGCAAGCTGCCTTTCAACCCGAACAACCATGAGGAGAGTCCGCTATGAGTATCCTTGAAGAGATTAAAGTTAACCGCACACCGACTCACATGGTGCGCCCTGCTGGGTTTGAGTTGCAAAAGCAGACCAAGCGGATCATGGGCGAGTACGTTGAGCGAGAGAAGCAACCCGGCGAAGTGCAAGCATCTGACAACGACTTGTGGCGGCGGGATACCTACCGTACTGGTGATGGTGACTATACGCAGCAAGTGCCACGGGCAGGTAGCCTTGTGGCGTTCAGCCTGCCAAGCAGAGGGCATCGGACATGAGCGGCGGACACTTTAACTACACACAGCACCATCTGCTGGACATGGCTGACAGCATTGGCTCTGCCATCCTGAATAACGATAGTACCGAGAAGGATGAATGGGGTTCAGACATTGGTCGGCACTACACCCATGAAACCATCGTTGAATTTGAGAAGGCAGTGAAGGCGTTGAAGCTGGCCTATGTTTATGCACAACGCATTGATTGGCTGCTGAGTTGTGATGACGGTGAGGATAGCTTTCACAAACGTTTACAGGCACAACTGAAGGAGTTGACATGACACAACCAGAAGCATTACGGCTGGCAAAGATTCTTGAAAACATTGAGGGATACCGCGTGACCATGACAGCCGCCGCCGAACTGCGCCGCTTGCATGCGCTGAATCGGGAGATGCTAGCGGCGTTGAAAGACGTTTACGAAAACTGCGATTGGTATGGCGACGATGGCCGAGAAGCCATGAGCAAAGCCCGTGCAGCCATAGCCAAAGGAGAATTGAAATGACTGACATTGAAATCGACAAGGCGCTGGCGCTGGCTATTGGGTGGCCTATTGTGTGGAGAAGCAGTGACGGGAAGGTATGGGTTAGTAACGATATTATGGTTGTGGGTAGAGTTTTTGACCACCGAGACTGGAACGTGATCGGCCCGATTGCGGAGAGGTATGACGCATTTCCCTATCGGCTCAGGATCGCCGAAGAGCGCGGCTGGAATGTTTTTACCTACAAAGACAATGTGGCAGACATCCCACAGAAAGCAATTGCATTGGCGGTAATAGGAGCAAAGAAATGAAAGACGATGAAGTTGAAGACCTGTTCGCATGGGGCTGGGGTGACACTGCCGTTGCCATCGCGGTCATGTGTGTGATCTTGGTTGTTGGTTTTGTTGTGGGGTATGTGATATGACCAAAGAAGAACTCATCCGCATGGCGCGGGAGTGTGACCTCGGGAGAGTGTGCGGACCTCTTGACACACTGCTGGATTACGAATGGGAAATCCTTCAACGCTTTGCCCACCTTGTTGCCGAGCATGAGCGTGAGGAATGCGCGAAGTTGTGTGATGACAAAGCGAAGGAGACAATTATCTATCATGGTCAAGTGTGGTGCGACTATTTCGCCCGTGTCATCAGAGCAAGGGGAAACACATGACTAAAGATGACATCATCCGCATCGAAACGGCCCTGAAGATTGCATACGAGATTGGTTTTGAAAACGGCAAGAAAGCACAGCCAGAGCAGGAGCCGGTGGCGTTTGCGGCGGAAATTTTAGAGGATGTTAACGGTGTTTTGTCAACGCGCTGGGCAGACTGGTGGATACCGAACGAGGGCGACAAACTCTACACCACCCCACCCGCAGCGCCAAAACAGGAGCCGTGCATAGGAAAAGACCCGCGATGCCCCTGCCAAGATGGTGATGCGTGTCATTACAAAGACTGTGGTAGCACGAAGGCATTGCCAGTGCCAGTAGCACAGCCAGAGCAGGAGCCTGTGGCGTGGGCGGTGCAAGGCTGTTCAAAAATGTGGCGTGATGAGTTTGCGGAGATTGACGCAAAAGCAGAGGCAAAACGTATTGGGGGTACTTGCGTTGCGTATGCGCTTTACACCACCACACCCGCAGCACAGCGCAAATGGGTAGGGCTGACGGATGAGGATTGGGCCAAAATTGAAGATATGCCCGATGCGTTTGATCAAGGCGTAGCTTGGGCAGCGGCAAGACTAAAGGAGCGCAACAATGGTCACTGAAAACGACGAGTTTGAGCGAATCGAGCGCGAGATCAAATGGCGTAAAGAGAAAGCTGACGCCGACTTGATGGTGGTCTACTCACTGAGGCTGACCAAGAGCCAGCGCGTCAAGCTGCTACAACTCGGTGGGCCGCAGTGGATAAGGAATCAAATTGAACGATCTGCCTAACTTCTCGGCTTGGGAGCGAGTGACGCTGGACAGGTTCGCCCTGGACGCTTACCTACGGCTACAGGCCCAGCAAGAGGCGTTGGAGCAGTTGCGCGGTGACCTCAAGGATGCAATGCAGCTATTACGCAAACAAACGTGTGCCGCTGCGGTCAATGATTAGCGCCTGACGCCGGGGCTTGTCGCTGATGCTGATGTGCGTCCAGGCGTCATACTCGCGGATGATCTGGTCATAGGGCAAGTGCAGCAACGCCCTCACAACGGCATCAGGAGCCATCCCAGGCACTTTGAAATCTGCTGCTAACCCTAGCCTATGCTGACTGCTGTCTTTGCTGCCCACTGCGTCATTGACTGCCTTACTGCGGAAGGCACTGGAAATCATTATTGGCTTGCCGCCTAGCGTAGTTTTGACAGTCTCCAAAAACTCAGCTAGCCGTTTAAGGTTAACCAACTCAGTAGCGTTTGGCGTGTTGTCCAGCAGCCGGTGGTCAGTGTGCGTCAGTTCCTCAAGTGTGAAATGCGGGGTCATTTTTTGCTCAACAAATCAGTCTTAGCCTGCGACCCAGCAGAGGAACCAAAGTAGTAGGCAATTATCCCCGTCCAGGCTGTACCAAGACTGCCCAACATCATCAGAATAGCGGGGTTGCTGGAGTCGATCTGGTTGAAGAACATCATCACCATAATGCCAAAAAAACCCAGCGTTACAGCGCCAGCAAGCAATGGCGGCATCATTGAGCGCGTCGTAGCTTGCATATCACGGGCGCTCTTGCGGTCTTCAACCTCCAACTTTTCAAAGTTCAGGCCGAGTTCTTGCGCCTGCTTTTGCAATTCAATCTCAGCCAGCTTGACTTGTGCGATCTGGTCGGCGGTTAGCTTGTTGTTGCTGATTAGGTCGCCAACCTTTGCCTCATCTACGCCAATGGCTTTTGAAATGGCCGATACAGCCATGCCTGCCAGTGGGCCACCAAGAGCCGTAGCGATAGTCGGTGCAATCTGTTTGAGCCAGTCCATTATTTCTCCAATAAAAATGACAGGTTTGCGTGGCGGGGGTACTGAACAACACGCTCCCCTTCTGGGCATTTGTACTTGATCGTTGCCAACAGAGTTGCTGATCCAGGCGCAATCTTTTCTTTTCGCACCATCGTCAATTGGTAGGTAAACGTATCAATCTGTGGCCCTGCTGGGCCGCTGAACTTACTGGCGGTAGTGGTCGCCTCATGCACCATGCCTGCCGCATCCCTAATGCTTGGCGTAAAACTTTCAACAGAGCAGTCATCGCGCTTTTTGATTCGGGCCACTGTGACGTTGATGGGCTGTCCAGCGGCTGCTGTGATCTTAAAATGCTCTGGCGCCCACTCCAATATAGCCCGGTCAAACCAGCCAAACTTGTCTGCCAAGGTGTAACCGCCGCCAATGGCTGCAATGCTGGCTGCAACTGCTCCAATGGCTTTGGTGACGTCAATCATTTTTTCCAGAATTGGACAAGCGAGAACACCACCGCAACAGCAGCCCAAATGCCAACGCCACGGTTAACCCACTGATCGACTTTGCGGTCAACGCGCTGCAATGCAGCATCATGGATGCCAATCTTGACCTCCACGTTTCCGATGCGTTCGCCTTGCGTGGCCTGGCGCTCCTCAAACAAGATCAGCTTGCCAACAGCATCGGTCAGCTTGTCTACCTTACTCTCTAAGCGACGAAAATCATCATCTGTCATCTGAATGTCCCGTTGTTGATGGCGTCCAGCAGGCGCTTGCCGTACTTTTCCACCGCCGCCTTAGTGATGACGTACTCACCGCCCTGTAGCGCCCCGTAGCCATCGTCCGGCGCAGGAGCGCGGCCCATCAGGCGGTCGGGTGTGACCATGCCGCCTTGGTTGTAACCCAAATCAGAAGCAGATTCAGGACTGCCGCCAAATTCACCAGTGCCAACGCCGCCACCAAAACCGCCACCAAAGCCAGCAGGGCTGCCGCCAAATCCGCCGCCAAAAGTGTCCAAAGCCGTTCCGGTAACAGATGGCTGCGACACTGGTGAACTCATAGCTTCATAAGCCATAGGGGCCAAACCCGTCCCAGTAATACTTGGTTGCTCCATTGGGCCACCAACGGCAGGCCCACTAAAGCCTAGCCTGTCGCCGCTGTCGTCAACGTAATTATCAACGGTTGGCGCATCGTACAAGCCTTTCTCCCTCGCCTGAAACCCCTGTCTAGCTGCTTCCATTGCTGCGTTTTCAGAAGCACGTTGAGAATCGTCATACGCTGACACACCTAACCTTGCAAGCGCAAACGGAGCGCGAGCAGCAGGAATCATTGACGCAGCAAAACTTACAAATGGATTAGAAAGCGCATTGCGAACACCAGCCATGCCGCCGCCAGATTGTCTTGCCCCCATTGGGCCAAATGGTGCGGCATCACCTTGGTAGCCCTCGCCACCCATCATGTTCTGCCGCTGCCGCTTACGCAGCATCTCGTTGAAAGCATTGAGGTAGTACATATCAGGTTCCTACTGCGTCATGGCGTTTTGGTTCTGTTGCGTTGGGGCAAGGGCGTTTGTAGGCGCAGCAGGCATTGCTGCTGCGCGAGTAATGGTAGCGCCTTTTGTGCCCCATGTGGATGGGTCGCTCATTGCTTTAAGCAAGTTGCTTCGTTCTTTAGCTGGCAGTGTTGCCAACAACTCGTCAAAGGTTTTTGCAGAAAGGGACGACTCAGCCAATTTTGCAACGGTCTGTTTGCCAACTTTTGCGCCAATCTGTTCCAATACTCTATTTGCAACCGAAATCAAACTGTTTAATGGGTTTGGAATGCGGTGGTTAACAAGTTCTTCTTTAATTAAATCTGAAGCCCGTTGTTGACCAGCGGTAATTTGAGTACCAATTGCTGATTCGGTTTCTAGTTGTTTGGCTACTTCGCGCACTTTTGCAATTTGATCTGGGGTAAGAACTTCGCTCAGTGACTCAAACCGCGCTCCGCCTCGACCGCCAGCACGTTTAAGCATGGCTTCTTCACCGCGACCTAGAACATTCAGAAAAGGCTGGATGCGTTCGCCGCCACCTGGTTTTTCTAGCACCGACACCATTTCACGCAACACTTGCGCTTGGTTGACGGGCGCGGACAAATCTGAAAACGTGCGCCGTGCTTGACCATACGCAGGAACCTTTGTTTCAAACACATTGACAAAATCGTTTAACAACCCCCGTGCGGCCATTTGCGTATCGCGTCCAATACCTGTAGTGGCAGTTGGGCCGTATGCAATGTCAGCCAAAGATCGCTTAATGTAGTGCAACGACTCGCCAGTAATTTCAGCAACTTCGCCAGGAATTTCCCGCATAAGTGGGTTGCCCGATGCATCAAGCACGCCAGTTGGCTCCATTCTTGGCGCGGATGTTTTGCCCATGATAAAAGGGCGGCCTTCCATCTTAGCCAGCTTTGCGGCTGAACTAAGCGTACCCGATGGCATACGCGAAATTACATCTACGAGATCGGTGTCAATTGGTACAACTGCGTTATCCGCAGCCTTGTACAAAGGTTGTGACATTATGCGGCGGGTGTTAATTGCCTCTGTCAAATCTGGTGTAACTGCGTTTAGTGTAGATTTACGCGCAGCTTCCTGAGCAACCTCAATAGACATTCGAGTGTCTGCGGTTGGTCTTGCGCCTTTGGGTTGAGCACCCTTGATTGCGCGTTCCATAGTCGCTTGAGCAGAGGGTGCAACAAGGCCAGATCGGGCAAGTGCTTGCTGCGCCGTTAAATCCAAACCACTGGCTTGCGCCTCTTGCAAAGCTGTTTTTGCCGCCGCTACTTGTTCTGGTGTGCCCAGCGAATCACGGGCAATCTTGGCTGCAAGTTGATTAGGCATCTGGCGAATATCGGCAATCTTTGACACGCCTGTTTGCACCAGTCTATTTAGCACAGGTGCAACAACGGGGACAGCGCCCCCAATCATGGCGCCTGTTGCCGCTTCGTCTGGGTTAATAATTGCAGATGACGCGCCGCCCAAAGTTGCACCGCCAGCAGCGCGGATACCTAAATCAGCAGCCCGAGCTGCGCCACCTTGCACAGTTCGGCCTGTAGAAAACCCGCCAGTGCGGATGGCTTGAGCTAACGGTGCGGCTGCCGGCGCAACTTTTCCAACTACAAAACCAAGCCCAGCACCCACAGGATACGTCGCTGCTACTTCAGCCCCAAGTTCACCAGTACCCGTTGACATTGGGTATTCTTGCTTGAATGGTGCAACACGCGCTTGTGACTCGGCTTGGCGGCGCTGGGCGTCAGTAATCAGGGCTTGACCAGCTTGAGTTGCCCCAACAGCTTGCAACCCTTGTCCAACAAGCCGCTGCCCACCAAACATGACGTTGCCGCCGCCACTAATGACGCCTTCAGACAGGGCTTGAAATGGAGCACCAACTGTCCCAAAAAACCCGCGCTGCTTTTCTGGGGCTTTAGATGGCGTTACGTCAAATTGATCGAAAGGATTGGCTTGCGGCGCGTCAAATTGATCAAACGGGTTCGTTGCCATTATTTGCCCCCAAGAATACGGGCGGCAGCACCAGCGCCATATTTTGCGTCAAATTGTGCTTTAAGGCCGGGATTTGCGCGCAAGAAATTAACTGCGTCTTGCGTTGGCGCAGCCACATCAGCCGCTGGCGCTGATGGTGTTTGTCCTTGCCGGTATTCGTACATATCTTCAAACTCAGTGCTTACGATATTTTTAGTAGCTTGCGCTTGGGCTTTTAACCGAATAAGCGAAGCCTTCATATCACCAAAAGATTGGGTTCGTTTTAACGACGATTTTAAATTTTCAAATCTATCGCCTTCTTTGTTTGATACGTTTCCAACGCCAGCGCCAGTGCTAGACGCACTACGAAGTTCTGTTAATCCTTGTACAAAAGCTAGATTAGCGAGTTGTTCTAAATCAGCATCTGCTTGTCGCGCTGCATCTGTTAGCGCAGGGGTAATGCCGTAAATTAACCCAGTAACACCGTTTAATCCGCTTGTATTTGCCAACAGACGATTAATAGTTTCATCAATCGTAGACATGGTGTTAGTTACCGTAGTCATAGCCTGTTTTACTTTTGGAAACACACTTTCGCGGCGTTGCTTTTCTTTAATCGGCAACCCCTCCATTGCTTTGGCTGGCGTTAGGCGTTTTTCCACCGCCGTTTGTTTAGTAACAACAATAATTTTTGTTGGGTCGTTTGGATCAATAACTTCTATTGTCCCAGTGCCTGCTGCTCCACCAGCCCCGCCCACGCCAGCAACAGCAGCAACAGGAACACGAACCAAATCACCGTATTTGCCACTAGCGTTAAATTTCTCAATAGACGCAAGCGTGAAATCGTTAGGGTTGACGTTTCCAATGTTTTTAGTGGCCGCAGGAGACAACCTAGCAATTTCTTTATCCAGCCGGTCAATGGTAGCTTTAATTTGGGGAGTTTGGTTTGCAATCGCCGTTAACCGTTCACGTTGGCCGAGATAGTTTTGCAGTTCGCCTGATACTGCTGGTGCAGCCATAGCGTTTGTCATTGGCGCTGGTGCAGCAGGCGCCATGGCGTTGGCTTGAGGCATGGCCTGAGTACCACCCATAGCAGTGGCAAATTCTCTAGTGCTGGCTCGTTGTTTAAGCACTGCGTCCATACCCATAGCCTCGTCTTCTAGGTATTTTTGAAATGCAGTGGGTTCATCCGGAACTTCAGCTAAAGCCTGTTCCAACGGGCCAAGACGGCTTCTAATTGGGCCAATGTCTGGGTCTGCATATTGCATCTGCACAACTCTACGAGCAGCAGCAGGGTCTTTTGAACGCAGTAGCGCGTCTTTGTAAAAAGCTAATCCTTGTGTGACTACCGCAGCTTTGGCAACCCGTTGCTTATCCGCCTGACCAGCGGCAAACTCCTGCTGGCGCATACCAAACTCTTGCTGGGCTTGCGCTGCTCTTTGCTGGGCCATTGCATTGGCCTGCATTTTTTCCCCGGCTTGCGTGAAGCCTTCATAGAACCCTGACGGGCCGCCTTGGTTAAGAAGTCCAAAATTAAGTGCCATGATTAACGCCCCATGTAAGCAGGATCGTACATACCGCCGTATCCTGGCATTGATACTGGGCCTTGAGAACGCCCGTAAGGAGAAAACATATTGTTAAAGCCGCCAGACCTAAATGCAGTGCCTATGTCGCCGTAAGATGATTGCCTAGCTCGTTCCCCCGCCAGCATAGCATTGGCAGTGTTATAGCCTTGGTTTTGCATAAGTGGGGCAGAGCCAGTTACAAGTCTTTCCCCTGCTGCGGCTGCTAGCGCATTGGAAGTTGGGCCGTAGCCAGCTACATCAGCGGCGGCATTTCGCGCAACGCCTTGTCTCCCATAGAAATCTTGGAGCGCTCGGCCATAATCTTGCGTACCCATGTCTTGCCCATAGCGTTGGGCGGCTTTCAAAGCACTACCAGAAATTAAACCGCCACGGGCAGCAGCTTGCCGGTCAAGTGCCTTTTGTCCTTCTGACAACCGAAACGCATAGCCTGGGTCAGTTCTAAAATCAGCCATCGTAAAGGGCCGAACATACTCGCCGCCTGCGGCTATGCCTTTTAGGTAGCCTGGAAGCGCATTGACGCCTGCTTGATAGTACGGTTGCTGTCTAGCAATGCTTTCGTCGTACATACGCTGTTGCAACGCCAAAGCCTCTCTACTAGAAGCATTTGCAATCTGCGCCGCCTCACGCGCAGCACCCGTCGCCCCGCCGCCTGTGGCTTCCTCAAGACCGCCGCCAAGGGCAGCGCCCAAAGCAGTGCCTGCCGCTGATTCATCGCCAAGAAAATACCCCGCCGCAGCGCCTAATAGTTGACCCCAACCCATAATCGTTCTCCTTGTTACCCAACCTAAGTCGCAGGAGTCTGCGCCGTAAGCAAACCGTTTGTAAAAGTCATGCTGCCGTCTGCGCCGAGTGCAGTCAGTTTAGCAGTTACGATTGTGGCGCTAACGCCAGCAGTGGAAGTGCCTGTCCCGCCGTTGGCTATGGGCAGGATACCACTGACTTGCGTAGTCAGACTCACCCCACTGAGCGTCCCACCAAGCGTCAGGTTGCCAGCAGTGGTGACCGTACCTGTCAGCGTGATGCCGTTGACCGTGCCAGTGCCGCCTACGCTGGTCACCGTGCCAGCACCCAGGTTGGCTCGGGCTGCTGCGGCTGTCGTAGCGCCAGTTCCGCCGTTTGCTATTACCAATGTGCCTGCCAGCACTACCGCGCCAGTTGTTGGGCTGCTGGGCGTAAACCCAGTTGTGCCTGCGCTGAAACTTAACAGGCCGCTGGATGCCACGGTTATCGTCCCGGCGCCGTTGGTCACGGTGATGCCAGCGCCAGCAGTCAAAGTGTTAAGCGTGTAGCCCGTGCCGTTGCCAATCAGCAGCTTGCCGTTGGTTGGGATAGTGCCAAGACCTGTGCCGCCGTTGATGACCGGCGTGATACCAAGGCCAGAGCCGGTGATGGTGTAGACGTTGTTGAGCCAACGAAACCATTGGGTTGTGATCTGACCGTCTTGGGTAAACATTACCCGAGGCGCAGGGATTTGGGTGACGTTTGCCATATCAACTTGACGTTGGACTCAACACCAACTCAGCACCCATAATGGCGATCTTTACTGGGTCAGTACCGCTGACCTCGTAGACCCGATCCCTAGACGAACCAAGCCGCCGCCAGAACGTGCGGTATCCAAACTCACCAATCTTGCCCATGCTAGTCCAATGCTCACTTGACCAGGTGTGACCGCTATCGTCGCTCCAGCGCAGCATAACCTGCGGGTCGTAGCCTGGTGTGGCTAGGAATGATTCGGTGACAATATCCGCGCCGTCAATGTCTGGGCCGGTGTAGGCAAAAGTCACCAAGTTCTCACCCAGCAAGCCCAAAGACGGTTCAGTGATGATTTCAAGGCCCGACTCGGTTGCCAGATATTCCCAATCAAACTCAGCAATCAGTTGGTAGCTTGGCCCTGCTGGTGGGACGTTTGCCGACTCAGTAAGAATGCCGTCAGCAGTTTGCTCTGGTGTAACGCCCAGCCCTACGCCTGTTTCAGCGTCAAGTTGCAAGGTGTGGTGGGCCGTGCGTTTGAGATTGTTCTGGCCTGACGGCAACGCCCTCCATGAACGCAACCACTTTTGGATGCCGCCGTTGTCAGCGTACACATCCAAGTCAAAGGCGTAAATGTTGCCGTTAACGTAGTCACCCACCACAATTTGGCTGTTGAACGCTATCTGGCAGTTTGACCTGTGGCGCATAAACAGGCCGTTGTCAAACCCAGCCCGTTCGTGCCACGCCTGCGTAGACACATCGTAGACCCAAGTAGCATTGCCAGTGGGGAATGTCAGCACATAAAAAGCATGGCCTTCTTGCTGGTAGGTGTAGGCAATAGCGTCAGAAATGTCGCCGTACTGGGCAATGGCAAACTCAATGGCGTGGGTGCTGACCCGAGTGCCGGTGTAGCCATTGGCCCGGTAAACGATGCCTTGGCCTCGCGCATCTGCGCCTAGCCAAAAAATGCCGTTGTCCAGCTTGGCAACAGAAAAGGTCGCAGCGCAACCAATCTCATTGAAAGCGCCCTGGATGCGGGTCATGGGGAAGTCGGCAGCGCCGGAGTTGTACCAGACCTCGACTGAGTTAGTGCCAAACAGCCAAATCTGCCCGTGGTCAATGATCATACTGACCAAACCGTCAGGCGAACCCTCGGCACTGGCAAAGTCAAGCGGGTCAACGGAGGATCCGTCCAGCAATTGCGTTACCCAGAATATCTGGCTGTCAGGCTGGATGAAGACAAAGTAACCGTCTAGGTAGCCAACTACCAACGCGCCAGCAAAGTCAACGTCAGTGATTTGGGCAAAGACTGCCGTGCTGCTGTTGTAGATGTACCCTGGCCCGTTGGCTGCAATGAACAACTGAGTGCCGTTGTCGCTCATGCTGACAGGGCCAGTGCCTGCTACCGTGCCACGCAAGGTGGCTACATAGCCCGTGGTGAGGCTGTAGAGTTCCGTGCCACTAACTACATAGGCAACGCCGTTAAACGTCCACAAGCCCCGTATTGGCCCCGTCCCAACCGTCACCAACAAGTCAAGCCCAGGCGCCCGGTTTAGAAACCCGCCTG